CCCACCGGCAGGCACTGATGCCACCGACTCGGCCGCCCTCGTGACCCACCGTGGCCGGCGTCAGACCGAGGATGCTGCCCGCCATCGAGCTGACGGCCATACCCAACGGCCGAGAGACAAACTCCTGGAAGAAGGCCCGCTGGATGCTGCGGCCCAGGGCCGTCAGGACCTCTTCAAGATTTCTGGCCTCTAAAATTGCGTCCTCAAAGGCCGTTGTGAATGCCTGGCCGATGCTGTCGGCAATGCGAGCGAGACTTTCGGCCTGTTCCAATCGGTCGAGTTCTGCGCGTAACGATGCCGTCGCCGCCTGGGCCTGTTCGGCGTTATCGGCATAACGGATCGCCGCCTCGGCCTGGAAGTCGATGAGCATCTTGGCGTGCTGGCGCGGTTCATTGAGACGGCCGGTCAGCTCGATCTCCTCCTGCACCTGGGCCCGCATCGAGTCCATGCGCTTCTGGGCGGCCGCCATATCCTTAGTGGGAAGCGCCGCCGCGGCGAGTTTGACCCGGTATTCCTGCTCGGCCATCGCGTAGAGTTGCGACGGGTCCACTGGGGGCAGGGTCTTTCGCCGTTCCTCCAGCTCGTTGATCTTGTTCTGGACAACCTTGGGGAAGGCAGCTACGGCCTTCTGTTTTTGCAGGCCTGCGATGGTCTCATCGATGACCTGGTTGTATTGCCGGACCTCACGAATGTATTGCTTGAGGGCGTCGATTTCCTTGAGGCGGTCCAGGTAGCCGAAGCCCGCCTGGAATTGGGCGGCCTGCTCGGGCGTCGCCCCCTGCACCGCAATCGAGCGGCGGAGGCTCTCGGCGAGAGTCTGGCTCTTCTGGATCCAGTTGATCTGCGCCTCCATCGCCTCCTTGTACGGTGTAATGCCGCTGATCTCGCCAGCCATCGCTTTGAGGCTCTCGGCGAAATGATTGACGATGGGGATGCCGGAGGCGAACGCCCCGACGAGACCCTCGCCTTCACGGCGGGCCTTGGCCATCGCCGTCGCTGAGTCCATGAAGGACCGTGCCAACCAGGCCATTCCGCCGACGCGAGTGAGCGTCGAAAGCGTCCGGCCGAAGGCCCCAAGGTTCTGCTGAATGGACCCAATCACCGCGCCGGTGCGGTCCTTGGCGATGAACTCAATACCTAACTGGGACATCAGGGCCATAATGGATTTCCTATTTACTATTTACAATTTTCGATGTGGCGATGGTTTCTAAAACCTCGGCATCCTGCTCCTCGCTGTGCGGCTCTTTCAGATCGAAGTCGAACATCGCCAGTATCTCCCGAAAGCTCACGTGAGCCCCGCCGGCGGCATGGATGGCCTCGATGATCCGGGCGGCCCGGTAGTCATCCCGCCGCGGTCCCCACGGCTCGATCCGCTCCAAGATCTCCCATTGTTTCAGCTCGCGGGCGCTGAGGCGGGCCCGGATGTCGGCTTCGCTCCATCCGAGGCAGGCGGCGAGCCGGAACTGCAGTCGCCGGCCAGCAGCTCCTGGAGCGTTTGTGAGTTTTTTACGAGATCCTTGATCTCGTTAGAGGCCATGCCTGAAAGCCGGCGCACCACGTCCAGGATGGGATCGGTGATCTTCGCCGGAATCAGCTTGAGCCGGCCCATGTCCTTTTCCGCAAATATCCGGCTACCATGTTGATTGCGCACGGTCAAGAGCAGGAGCATCGCACGGGCGTTGTTCATCCGGACCTGGCGATCGGAGGCGCTGAACTGCATAACCTGATTTTCGTACTCGTCTTTTTCGCCGGCGGTTAAGCCATAAACCCAGATATCGCCCAGACTGGGGACAGCGATCTTTTCCCGGGGCACCGGGCATTTGAAAAAGGCGTCGGCTGTGGCCCACTTTTCCATGTGTATCCTTTCGTTGAAAATTTTTAGCTGCTGCTGGAGCTGCTGCTGGAGCTGCTACTGGAGCTGCTCGAGAGGAACCGCGGCTCGCCGCTGACGCGGATCTCAATCGGGTGCGTGCCGGCCGAGCGAAGCGGCAGCTCGAGCGAGGCCGAGCGAATATGGCCCGTGACCTTGAGGGTCTTGGTGTCTTTGGCTAGGGTCCAGGTCTGATTGGCCCCGGCGAAGGCGCCCAAAATTGTCTCGAAGGTATCCGCGTCAAAGAGCAGATCCGCCCGGATGGCGCCGGGGTCCTTGAACCCGCCTTCATATTCATTCCACTTGTTCGTCGAATCGGCGTTGGTCACGTCGATTTCGTCTTCGGTGAGGCCCGTAAAGCTGATGTTGGTCAACTTGCCCAAGATGCCGCTGACCGAGCCGGTCAAGGTCCATCCGTATAAGATCATGGTTTGTCTCCTTTATGTTTGCGTGTAAGGATCGCTCGCGGCGGTCCGATACAGCACGTCGATAGTGAGGGCCACGCCGGCTAATTGCGGGTCGGCGATGAAACGCTGCGTGCCTTTGACGAGAATGCCGTCGGCGTTGCCATTGAGTTTCCAGTTGTCGCCGGCAAACAAGTGCTTGATCATATCGGCGGCGATCTTATTGAGCCGCGTATCGATGGCGTCGGTCGCATCGTCGCTGTCGATGACAAGGGCCTGTAGCAAAAAACCCTGACGCCAGACGATCTCGGTATTGGAGTCCTGCTCAACGGCCGCATCCTCCTGCTCGATGATCACGGTGTTGTCGGCGTTCAGGTCGCCTTCCAAGTGGATCCGCCTGGGCCGCACGGCCGTCAGCGTCTGATTATAGCCGGCCGCCACCGTCACGCCGTTGATCAGCGTCTTGATCCGTTCGGCAATCGTTTCGATGATTGGCGTGCTCATGCGACCCTCTGACGCAGGATCAGTTGCACCTGGTCGTGAATGTTCTTTTGCAGCCGCTGCATGGATTCGGCATAGATCTGGTCCATCTCCGCCTGGCTTTCAGCAAAGACGTCCTGCAACCGGACCTTCTGCTCGTAGATGGCCTCTTTTTTTCGGCCTTTCATGGCGATGTAACGGCCTTTGGCGTACCGGGCGCGAAGGAAAACACCCGTATGGCCGCTGGCCGGCATCCGGGCGATGAAGGCATGAGGGATTGTCCGGGTCTTGCCCCGGCTCGGGCGCCAGGTGATACCCTCGCCCGTCTGCTCATGAGAGAAACGGACAATCGGCAGGCCTCCGGCTCGGAAGCGGATCGCCGAGCGCCAGTTCGTGTAGCTTGCCCGTTCGATGGCAATGCGGTCCCGAACGTCCTTGACGCGAAGTCCGGTCGATTGCGAGAGCCTCCGGCTGGTCAGCGTGCGGGCCTCGGTGGCCGTGCGATTGAGTCCCCGGCTCATGACCCTGGGCAGCGCTTTGGGAATCGCGGCGAGCTGCTGCTCGACCTGGCGGAGCTTGTGTTCATCGAACCGAATCTCAATCATCCTTGCACCTTCAGGAGCATCAGGCCCGCGTCGTGATTGACGAGTTCCACGATTCGGAACATCGCCGGCGGCTCAGTGACGTTCGGGGCCACCTCAATCCTGTCGCCGCCGGTATCGACCGTCTCGCTGGCAATGCCGGCGGCGGCGTCATTCTTCACCAGAACGTCCATCGGCGGCTGCGAGCCGCCTTCGGCGCCCGGCAGCGGCAGCCATTCGCTTCGCGTCACCACGGCCCGGATCCGCCGGCTGGCGCCGCTTCGCGGAACGTACGTCACCCATTCCGCGTCCGGCAGCAGGAAGAAACTCTCCGCCGCCGCTTTCAGCGTGTCGTCAAAGACGTCGCTCATTACAAGGCGTCGATCAGCATCAGGTGGCCGAAGTAGCTATCGAACACCTTTTCATCAATACTCTGCTCGACGCGAATGATGTCACTCTTGGTCTGCTCTTCGCGATACGATTCGACGTACTCGATGTCGGAGATGTAATTCTCCCACAGGATCGTGCGGCCGAGCTGAGGCTCGCTCATCGGCAGGCCATCCGTGCCCAGGACGGCGACCAGGGCGTAATCATCCGGCCAGATCTCGGCGCCGGTGAAATCCTGGCCCTCATCGGCGGAGTTATATACCGCCTGGCCGACGAGCAGATTCTGGATGCCGAAAATGGCGCCCATCTGGGCCCGCATCATCGCTTCCGTGATGACGGTGGCGCCGGGGAACTTGGCCTTGATCTCCGTGTTGTTGAGCAGATTGATGAAGGCCGACTCGCTGATGATCATCGAATCCGCCGGCACGCCGCAATTGAGGCGGACCTTTTCGCGGGCCGTCTGGATCTGCTTGATCACGGCGCTGGCGGCCGCGTCCCAGGGGGCGGCGGAATTGTCCGTGTAAAGGGCCGCACCCGTCCAGGTGGTCGTGTTGAAGATCA